CCGGGTGACCCTCCAAAAGAGGCACCTCATTCGAAGAATGAGAAGCTGAGAGAACGTCTGATACAATTGAAAGATTGTCCAGATGGTGTTGGATTTGTAGTAGGTCTCTGGAGAGGGCTCCGCCCATCAGAGATTTCCCTTAAGGAACGCTTGAACAAAGCGTGGGAAAAACGGCGTGCCAGTAATGTTGGACATCTCTATTTTACTGTAAGTGTTTGGATGAACTCAGGGTTACTGCCCGCTCTAAAAGAGTGGACAGTCATCTTTGATAATAAGCCTATTAAAGACCTTTTTAAGATGGCGTACACCAATCCATGGGGGAAGCTTTTCCCTTGGGGTTGGGGGCATCCTAATAACTACAGTAATCTAGGGAAACTTGCGTTTCTTGAGGAGCCTGCCGGGAAAATCCGTGTGGTGGCGATTGTGGACGTACTAACTCAATCTATCTTATACCCTCTCCATAAGTGGGTTTTCTCTATTCTAGAGAAGATACCTCAGGATGGAACGTTCGATCAACGGAGACCTATCGAGCTTCTAAACTCGATGGGATTCAAGGACCATTGGTCCTATGATTTATCTTCCGCGACCGACCGTTTACCACTTGCTATCCAGCAAGCCCTTTTGGAGAGTATATTAGGTGAGAAAGTAGCGCGCTTATGGGCGACCCTGTTAGTTGGACGGGATTATGAATTCCATCCACGAACAGCTGAGAAGTACGGACTGAAGGTTTCTTCGGTCCGCTACTCAGCGGGTCAACCAATGGGCGCCTACTCCTCATGGGCGATGTTAGCACTCACTCATCACTTCATCATACAGATGGCAGCTTTTAGAGTGTTTGGAACTGTTGCTTGGTTTACCCATTACGCAGTACTCGGGGACGATGTGGTGATTTCAGATGCGGCCGTTGCCCAAGAATATTTCGTCATAATGACGGAAGAACTCAAGGTATCGATTCAGGAGACGAAGTCTCTTGTTTCGACCAACGGCAGCTTTGAATTTGCCAAGAAGACGTTTATCCGTGGGGTAGAGGCCTCGCCCATATCCCTAAAGGGATTTGCGGCGGGGTTAAGAAACCTTCCAGTGATGGAGGGAATCTTAACTGCTCTGCCTGGAGTTTTTAGCCATCGTCTGAAAGACGTTGCTAGAACTCTAGGATTCGGATATCGAGCCCTTGGTAAATTACAAAGTGCTCTGCATCACCGCGGAAGACTACAGGGTCTTATTGTTTTCCTCACTAGACCTTCCGGGATTCTTGGTACCAACTGGCTTCGCTGGTTGGCCCAAGAAACCTGGTTGATCGAAGGAGGGCAACCCACCCAGGAGTCGGTAGACAACGTCTACTCTCGAATGGGTGAGTGGGCTGCTACGCGATTGCTTGCTTTAATCAAATCCCGAAGGGATTCTTTCAGCAGGAACTCGGAAAAAGGTGGTTGGATTCCAACCTCGCAATTTCCGACTCGAGCCTTGTTTGACTTATATGTCAGATTGGTGTTAAAACCAATCTCCAAGGATCTCGAGGATTGCTTAAATGAAACAGAGACCCTGTTACTGGAATGGCGTGAGCGTACTAACGTCCAAGTCGATGAATTTAACACATTCATGACACCTTGAAGACATACTAGGTAAGTTGGATACTTATCCTAGTACGCCTAAGGTCGCCAGACGCTCAGAGGAGAAGGCCCCGGTGGGCTCTTCTGTTTTGAAACTCTGGCGGTTACTTCGGCCGTTAATTCGGAAGGAGTAGGAAAGGCTGTTTCAGTAGTAATACTGAAGACTTGGATCTTGAAATCTCAGAGAAACACCAATCTCTGGGATACCACTTCGAGTGTCCTACTGGAATGTAGGGATCGAAATAAGGTTTGTTACCTTACTAGATTTAGA